CCATAGTTCAGCATTTCATCTTCCAGGTGCTCTAAGTGTTTGAGTTGTTTTACGTTTGCCATTAGTCGTCGTATCCGTCTGAGGGAATGCTATAAACAGTTTCCATATTAAACTTGTATCCAGACTGTAACTTATCTGGCCAAGGATCTGGACTTCCACTAGTATCACGAATATTAAATTTTAACTCCATCGCTGGAGTACCCACAGTAATATCAATTCTCTGTCCTGTACCAGTCTTACCGCCATAATATACAGTCACAGAATTCACAGTTGTCGCTGCGTCACACACTGCCTTTGTCATCGGGAAGTTCTTAATTTTATTTCCCTTCTCCTTATGAGTATAATGATATCCATGACCAATAGAACCACGAATCATACTCTGTAGCAACGTTCTATTAAATTTTGGATTATCTACACTTCCACCACTTACAACTCTACCAAGTGCTGCCTGATTAAATATTGCACAAAATCTTTCATTATCAATACCAAATGTTTCTAAGACTTTCAATCCTACATTATTTTTAATTTCTCCAGATTCAATTTCTGTTCTCGGAAATATTTTTTTAACACCAAGATTAGACATTGTTGTAGTACCACCTTTCTTCAGCGAAAGATAGATTGTTCTATCAGACTGTCCCTTACATTTTGTATGTAATGTGAGGTCAGTAACGATGGAACCAATGTCATAATTGGATGCCGTCGCATCTCCAATTTTCCATCCACTGCCCTCAAACTTAATGGGTCTTTTCTTATTAAGTTCACCCTCAGACACTAGAACAAAAGAACAATCATCAAGATTGTAAGTTTTAATCAGATCTGCAATAAAGTCTTTGTAAGTGTTATTAGAATAATCACCAGTCTCAATCCAATCATTGAGTCCTCGTTCAAGTTGCGCCTCAAATAAATTACCTGTATTTCCTGTTCCCCTATTTCCTCTACTACCATCACCCCAACTCATTTTGAGTTTAGTGATTTTCAATTTAGTTTTTAAAGATGCTAGTGTTACCTCATCCTTCAATGCTCTAGCAATTTTTACATTTGATTTATTAGTTTTATCAAATGCTAATGGATTTGGTATAACATCAGAATGGTTCTCTACAAGATAATTCCATAAACGTAAAGATTCTGCTGATGCAGATGTATCCATGTGCGACACAGATTTACCTGCTTCAGAAAAACTAGATGGTATCAAATTATATGCCATTAAAAAACCCCCTTACGGGGGTATTTATTAGAGATCTCCTGCTACACGATTCTCTGATCGCTCAATACTGAATGTTCCTTCGGGGTAACGGGCACTCAGTTTCTCAAAATTCATCTGAACGATTTCCTCAATGGAAACATTGAGACCCATGCAAGCTTGTGCAACATACCACATGATGTCCCCAAGCTCACGTTTCAGATGAAACAGGTTTTCATTGTTAACAGGTTTGCCCTGAAAAACAATCTTCTTCACAATCTCAGTAAACTCGCCTGCCTCAGCAGACATACCTACAGCAGCAGTCAGCAGACGCTCAGTAGCAAACTCTTCGCTCTCAAGTTGAATCAGACGATCAATGAACTCAGAATAATACTTGCTAGGATCTGAGGTGGTTCCGTCCACAAACTCAACATACTTATTAAGATCAATAGTCATATTAAAAACGGGAAATAGTAATGTTAAAACTTAAACTGATTCGCTCATGTGATGTAGTATTCACATAAGTTGTGTGTTCAATAGTAGAAGGCCACATTGTTAATGCTCCTTCAATCAAGGGAACTTCAAACTGTCCTTCTTTATGGTAGTGATTTTGCAAGAAGTAAATAAAATTACCGTTCGCAGCGAAGAAAGGATTTCTTAGTGTCAACATACCGTCAGATCCATTGGTCTGAAGATAATAGACACCAGAGATATCAGATCCACAATGAGAATGAACAGGTGCATGTTTACCCTGCAATGTTCTAGTAAACCAAGAAGAAGTAATCTTGTATGGAAATGAAGCATATCCAAGGTCATTGAAATATTCTTCAACTGATTCCTCTAAGAACTTAGAAAATTTTGGACAATCAATGATAACATTTTCAGCGAACATTGGGACACCCTTGGTCCTAGAAATATCATGAGATAGTTCTGGATTCTGAGTTTTTTTATTCTGAACTTTGTCCAAAGTTTCATATTTACTATGCAACTCTTGGTTAACCTCTTGAAGACGAGAACCTAGAATTTGGTTGCCATAGATTGGTGTTGAAAATATTGATATAAGCACTATCCAAATTTGAAATCAGTAAAGTTACCTGTAGGTTTTTGTTGAGACTTTGCAATTTCTTCAAAGTCATATTGCTCTTGCCCCGAGTCAACGATGTCAACTTGAGCAGAGTCCTCTACATCATACAACCTCATCTTCGCTCTGTCAATACCCACTACAAATCTCTTGAAGAGGTTGAGGTCGTTATAGCGGTTCTTGAGTTGCTTGACCATGATTTGGTTGATATTTTCAAGCTCTTCTGTAGAGATAAGAGCAAACATGAGGTCCGCAGTAGCAGGAAGTCCAAAAGACTCAGAGGTATCAGTAAGATCAACATCGCTAGAGCCATAACCAGAGCGAGTAGTCTGAGTGGCGCTAACAATAGGGAGATCAAACTCAACAGCAAGACCTCTAAGTTCTTCCGCAATGGCTTTGACATAGGTATAAGAGTTAACTAGTGCTCCTTTATAGCGAGATGATGCACAGATGTTAAGGTAATCAATAAAGATGATGTCTGGTTTAAAACTCTTCTTCAGAGACAGATCATTGAGAAGTGCTTTAAAGTGTCCAGAGTGTGCAGATGCTGTTGGATATTCTTTGATGATAAGTTTACCATTAGTCTTCTGTGCGAGACGGGTAACTTTAGATTCAAACAGTTGCTCAGGCAGATCCTCAATGTCCTTAATATTTACGTTAAGAAGATTCGCGTCAATGCGTTCAGCGATCTTCTCTTCTGCCATCTCCAGTGTGATGTAGAGGACATTTTTACCCTGAAGTAACGACGCAGCGGCCATGTGACACATAAACAGTGATTTGCCCACCCCAGTGCCAGCAAGTGCGACATTGAGAGTTTTGTTAGGAATACCACCCTTCGTAATCTTATTGAAGAGAGAAAGGTCAAAGGGGATTTTACTTTCATTTCGGTGATAGAAGTCGAAGCGATCTGCATAATCTTCTATATAGTCGTGACCAATGTGGTCATCAAATGAAACAGCGAGAGCTTCTTGAAGAATTGATGGGATCGCATCTTCAGTTCGCTTGTCATCCTGACCATCAGCAATCTTCACACTATCCAGTAGTGCCAAGTAAACTGCACGTTGTTTACACCACTTCTCGGTAGCATCCAACAACCACTGAGAGTCTACTTCAGTGTTTTCAATGTCATCAATCTTGACCTGCAACTGTTTATAAGAATCTTCATTCAGATCCTTACGATTATCAACCTCAATACTAAGAACTTCCTTAGTAGGAGTTTGACCATAGGTCACAACAAAGTTGTTGATGATGTCAAACAGAATCTTATCTGAGTATTCATTAAAGTATTCTGGTTTGATGTAAGGAATTACCTTACGAACATAAGTATCATCACTAACTAAGTTCTTGATGATAGTGCTTTCAATTGCTTCCATTAAGATCCATAACTAAATTCTTTTTTTGCAGCCTCATCAAGTGCCTGCATTATTTCTTCTGTGAAGTACTTCTCGGGATCAGAAAGTATAACAGAAGGATAAACGGAAGATTCCCCAACAACAATCCGATTGCCCCTCCGCTGGAAGACTCCGTACTTCTCACCCAGTTCCAGTAATCCGTAGTACTTGTCAAGACCTCGCTCGTCATAAAATAATCGAGTCTCAATTTTAGAGTTCTCCTTAGTGAAACGAGACTTCTTTGCCTCGCATTTGATGATGTTACCCACCACATCCTTACCATCCTTCTCCTTCTTCTTAGACAGGAACAAGATGCTAGAAGCAGCATACTTCAGACCAGTGCCTCCGCCCATCTCCTTAGTAGGAACATAGGCACCAACAACTTCGTAGGTGTGGTTAGTAACAATCAGAGGAATACCTGCCTGACCCAATTTCAGTGACAAGATTCTAAAGATAGACTTGATTACCTGAGCACGGGTCATGTCACGGGTCTCTTTGCCATCAGCAGCATCCTGCACTTCCTTAGAAGTGGACAGCATACCCAGAGAGTCTAGCACAAACATCATCGGAGGGCGATCCTCCTTTTTAAAACTCATATACTCATCAACAATCTTGATTGCCTGAG